CAGTACCAATATACTATATTCAAAACGAAATGTCAAGCACCAATTTGCTTTGCGAACTGAATAACTTTCTTATCCAGTTCCGTCAAGTCTTTGAGGCTGGCTTTTTCGGCCAGTTGGTTGCCAACTCGCGACAACTCGTTGGAAATCTTGTCGTTATCGTGGTGACGAGCAAGATCCATCATCTTACGACCAAAGGCCGCAATGTATCGTTGTTGTTCTGTCATAATCTCTCCATCAACATATGGTACCAATATAATCACTGGAAACGAAATGTCAAGAGGTATTTTCATCTTTTTTCAAATGATTTAGGTGTGAGTGGTGTATTTTACATTGTAACATCCCGTTGTAGTAGTCCTCTGTGAGCAAAGCGTTTTTTTCAAAGATGAATTTTGCTTCGTAGTAAGTCATTTCACCCTTGGATCGACATAGGTGTAGTATTTCACGATGAAAATTCTCAGTGCCGAGTTCTTCTACCAGTTGTTTGACTTCTTCGCTTGACCCGTAGTACGATTGCCAATCCGTTTCCACAACTTTGTAGCGCGCGTTTTTCTTACCTTTCAGAGGCTTCAACTTACGGCGAGAAACGAACAACTTCTTTCCGATATATTTCTTACCGTTCTGTTTGTTTGTGATTTCATAAACAAAACCGGTGAACGTACCAATATCTTCGCTGGTAAATTCACCGCCTTGATAATGCCACATTATTCCGTGTCCCACATATCTTCATAATCATCATACTTCGCATCCAAAGCAGACAACTTTTCACCACAAAACGGGCAGAAAATTGGGTCGTGATCTGCGTTGAGGCATTCCACCGTTGCCTCAACGCCACAGAATTCGCAGTTACACTCTAGTCTATTCATTACAAATCCACTTCACACGCTTGGCCCGCGCACGCTTGGGCGCCTGTTGTGTTGATATCTGTATACTTCTTCGTTTCAAGTTGCGACACAAAGTCGATGGGTTTGAGGTTCTGCTGAATTTTGGTCCACTTGTGTAGAAGGTAAACATCTTTGAGACAGTATTCCGCTTGTTGTTCATCACCTTCAAAGTAGTTATCGGCGAACTTTTTGAACCTACGAATCCACTCCGCTCTTATATCAGACAATTCACCACCATCGTGTGTATTTGATTTAGCAATAGATATCGCTTCCCAAAGATCGTGAAAACCTTGTCGCGTATCTACAATCAAACCCGAAGCAAAAAATGACGCGCGGCCGTATTTATCCACTAATGCCGTTTCATCTAAAACTTCGGTCATTGGTGCCTGATTGAAGTCTTTGTCACCTGACCCACCAAGGAAAGAAATGCCCGCAAAATACTGACGATTGTTGAACACATAATCCTCTACCTGTTTCCATTGGTGTGGATAAACCGTCACGGTATTTGATACATTGTGCCGTAACTTCGGATGTGCGCAACGTTCCACGCGTGTGCCGGCCTCGACCCAGTTCTGTTGAACTTTCTTCACTTTTTCCAGAAGGTTCACACCATATAGGTCTTCGCGATACAAGGATCCTTCGGGTGAGACGATAGGAAACGACACAACATAATCTGTGTCATTGGCAGACCAAACGCTGTCTTCAACCATATATGGGTTTGTCTCGGCAATCAGTTGAGCCACTTCACTGTCCTTGTTCAACTGAATGTTGCGAATGTAACGTGGAGCGTGTTCGCCATGAATACCGGAAGCCGTCTTCAAAAGAACGGATGCGTTGCCAGATGGTTTGACACAGGTGCCACGAGCACAAGGGTTGATACCAATCATTTTCGCAACGCGGGCATTTGTTTCAAGAACAATCTCGGCACCCTTGCGCTGAATGGTTTCGTCTAACAACACATCTGGATTGTTCATCCAACCAGTGACGGAGACGCCAAGTAATGCTTCACGCTCAAATATTTTGCGTGTCGTGTCACTAAGATATTCAAATTTGGTATAACCGGCTTGTAGTGTACCCATAATTGCCGCGGCCCGACACGCTTTGTAGAACTCTTTCTCGGTTGTACATTTACCACCATTGATTTCTGTAAGATTACATCCCTGCCAGCCAGACTTACCTTTGATCTGCGGAAACATACCGATTTCAACACAAGGATTTGTTGTGAAGTCTTTATCGTCTACAAAATAGAAACCTGGTTCACCAAACTCCTTAATACTCTTCATCAAGTTTGAGAACTGTTCGGCAGTTGTTTCATTTCGCACAATCACAGCACTGTTGTTTGAACGGCCGCGTTGTGGGTTTTCGACAAACCAGTTACCTGTCTTTGCCATTGCCATTTCTTCATCGTCAGCAGAGAAAAGACAAATTGTTGCGGACCGACGAACACCACCGGCGATAACAGAATCGGCAGCGTGCATCACAATATCGTAAACGTGGATTGGTGACAGTTCTGTTACACCCTTGAGTACTAATCCCTGTAGAAGATATTCAATCTTGTCCAGTGCCCGGCGCAAAGGTTCAGGTCCCGGCGCTTTGAATCCACCAGATATAATAGAACCTCTAGGTCGAATCTTGGTCAGGTTAAAAAACACCTTACGACCTTCATATTCTGGAAACGAACCACCTCCCACGAAATACGAACTCATTAGTACACCCAGACAATCGGCCCAACCTTCGATACTGTCCGAGGGAACGAATTCTTTCGCCTGCTTCTTGCGTTCCGCGATCTTTGGTAATTTGTTTACATGGTGTTTTTGTACACTAAATCCAGCACCAGCACCACATAACAGAATATAGAACACCTCTTGAAAGAATTCAGAACGATCAGCATAACTGGAAGTGCAGTTGTACATTTTCATTTGGTGACGGAGAAGTTGTTCGCCTCCAAACTGAAGGGCGCGTTGTGCGCCCAGAGCATATTTTAGTTTGTATAGACTTTCCGCTTCATCAATCAGTTGAGATAGTTCGTCTGTCATCACATCTTTATAATATGTCCGGTGCATATTCATTACGCGAGATACAGATTCTTCCCATGTCTCATATCTATCTTTTTCTTCATCCCATCTAGAATATCCTTCGTAGAACTTGGTATCTGACATAAGCGCGCGGGTGTCTGTATCTTTTTTTGTTGGTACTGCTTTCAACATTTGTTATCCTTGTATTAGTTTTTCGTTATATTTTAATAATGAATCTGTAGCCTGAGCTTCAAAGCCACTGCTCTCTGCCCAAGCCTTCCAAGCATACACATCTTTTGGAATACATTTCGAATTCGCACCTCTGTTGTCGGGGTAGATAAATGTCCACCACAAATCAAAACGAGGATCGTCACCATATACAGAGTCGCGTATTGTGTAATAATCAACACCATGTTCTTCACAAGCATCATACAATTCCTGACACTGCATTAGCTTGTAAAAGACCGCTCTGTTCTCTGTTAGTTTTATGATTTCCGCTTCTAGTGCGGTAACTTGTCGAATATTTATATTCGCATTATACACCTGAGTGTAACATTCGATAACTTTTCTACGATCTTGTGGTTCACCACCCAACACCATAAAATTTCGACTATCCATTTCCAACAATGGGTGTGATGGACTCTCTCCAAGGTATTCGGGCTGGACAACAATTCTTTTGTTGTATTTAACAGCCATACGATCCGCAAAACCAGGATTGGTTGCGGACCGAAGAACTAACAAATCAACAGGAGTATCGCGAATCGCATTTTCTACTTCTGTACAATCTAGTTGTTGATATGTGCTGTTCCAAGGACTCGGAACCGCAATAAAAGCGATATCGCAATTACTGATATCACTTTTCAATTCTGGATTATATTTGTCGTATACTATCGCATCTGTGAAAATTTTATGGGCGGCCTTTCCGACCCACCCATAACCAACAATTGCTATTTTCATATGGTTACTGACTCCTCAAATGGTTGTTGATGTTACCTGTACCATCATTGGGCAGTTGTTTCGATAACAAACATATCCTATCGACCGGCCCGAAAAATCCATACCGCATTTTGAACACACACTTGAATCTGCCTTTGGCCACAAATCAGGTACTGGTTTTGATTGTTCCTCTGTAAGAAGGTATTTTATTATTATATCCAGCTTATTTTCAATACGATTCAATCGTTCTACATATTCGTCGTGTTTATTCATCATTTCACTCCTTCCACTAGTGCT